GAGCCACTTCCCGCTTCTGTTCCATAGTTTTTTGCCAGGTCTACCGTTCTTCCTAGATTGGTTGATATCAATCTATTACTTAAATTAGAACCAGTTGATGCACCTTGCAAAGCCATCATATAGTCCTTTGCGTTGTACATATTAATATAGTGTCCAAACTCTGTTACTGCCTCCTCAAAGCATGCATAAAAATTTATATCCTGCATCTCTACAGACATAATTGGATAACCTAACTTGTTAGCACACCAATTAGCAACACTATCTGCATCAGCTGCAAAGGAAGTATCCAGATCATAAAAACCAAAGGGTGTTGGTCTACTTCCTGTTGATGGTACTTTGTAATATGATGCTGACATAGCTGCAAAGGAGCTACTTCCAGGCCAAATAGGTATATTCATTGTTATTTATTTCTGTGTAAATATAATTAGTTTCTGTATTCGTCATAGATCTTAATGATTGGTTCCACAATCGCATGTCTATGATTTGTTTTCAAAGTAACTACACAAAATCCTGGTACGTCTTTTAAATGTTTACAGATAAAGTCGAATCCAGATAGTTTTCTGTCTTTTAAATCGATCTGGGCTGCATCACCACATAAAAGCATTTTACTGCCCTTACATAGACGACCTAGTACAAGTTCCATCTGCCTATCCGTTATGTTTTGTGCTTCATCTACAACAACACAACAATTAGATAAATTTCTACCTCTCATAAAGCCGAGTGGAATAACTTCAATTGATCCATCTGTTATATGCTTATCAATTAACTCCTTGTTATACAGCCTATACATATTGTCATATATAGCTGCTGTGTATGGAGCTAACTTTGCATCCTTGTCTCCTGGTAGGAAACCAATCTCCTCTCCTGAGGAAACTGCTGGTCTTGTTAAGATAATCCTCTCTACTTCTTTTCTAAAGAGTAAGTCGAGTGCAATATTAGCTGCGAGCATACTCTTTCCTGATCCTGCTGATCCCCGTAAAACTGTTATTGTGCTATTAAGAATGTCGGCTTTTGCCTGCTTCTGCTCCTCATTTAAGTTGATTAAAAATTTAATTGGGTTTTTCAACCTCTTTTTTAATGCTTCGCCGTTTGACTGTTCCATAGATTTTATTTACTATAAATAGTATACTGAACCTATTTATACTAAAAATAATATGGAATCAAGATCACATCATTCAAGATTAGCTAACCAAGTTAATCAGCCAAGCTTGGCTCAAAAATCATTTAACCATCACACCCAGTTCTCTGGTATTAAGCAGAATGGATTTCAGAAGATGCAAGGTCCTAGTACTAGTGTTGTTAATTCTGTTAACATCAACACCAGACTAAAGTAACCTTTACTTTTTTTAAAAAGAAAAAGCCCCATTTTTTAAGTGGGGCTTTTCTATTTATTGCTTATTGGTTGATTAGATCAAGTTCAAGTCTGCAACGTACACCTTACCATAAAACTCGGGACGTGTTACCACTTTTGCGTAACGAGTCATCACTCCACGACGAGGCGTAAAGTTAACTGGATCGTACACAAGTGGAGTAAGCATTAATGGAACATATGGAGCATATACAGCACCAGTCTCAAGGAACTGATTACCACGGTATCCCATAAGGATTGTGTTTTCAGTCATGTATGGGTTTTTGTACACTGTGTAACGGCCAGTCATCGAACCAACCTTTTGAACACCCATGTTGTAAGTCATCTTACTACCATCACCATCTGCAGCATATCCTGGGATTGACTCAAGGATTGTAGATACGTTTGGAGAACATACAAGGAAGTTAGCACCACCACGTAATGTCTTAGCGTGAATTTGGTTACTTACTTTTTGTAATTTAGTACCAAGTGTTTGGAACCAAGTACCTTGGATGTATCCTGTACCTTGGTAAGTGGTATCAGTCGTGAATGCATTTGATCCATTCCACTGGCTACCAACTTTAGCTGACCAGTAATCAGTTGTTGCTGCTGCACTAATCAACATATCAAGAATCTCAAGATCGATTTCCATCGATACGTATTCTGATAACATTGAAGTTAATTCTGCTTCAGCATCAATTGAGTGATAAGCATTTAAATCTTGAGCAAATTCTGGTGTCCAGCTTGCTTTTAATTTACGTGTCTTAGCAGTCAATGCAATTGAACGCATTTGCAATTCAATCTCAGGGATGTTTAGATCTGTATCCATACCACGGCTAGTTGAACTAACTGGTTTTGCTTCAAAATCACCACGTGCATCATTAGTTGGCTGCTTAGAGTAGATAACATTCACATTAGATGTTGATCCTGCTTTAGTCCAAACTGATCCTGTGATAATGAATGATGCTGTATATCCTGTTGTACCTGCTGTTACAGTTGTAAAGTTAGGATAAATTTGAGCTGATGTGATTAACACAGAAGCAGAAGTAAGACCAAATGATCTCACTGCGTAGATGTCTGCGTCAGACGGCAGATTTACTGTGATCTTAGAGTATAGTGCTAATGATGCTGTGAATGCTCCATCAAAGTTAACATCGGTTGCCGATACTGAAGCAGACGCCGCAGTTACTGAAGCTTGAGATGAGCTGATTGAGTATCCAAAGTGACCACCACCATAAAGACCGTCAGTAGCTTCTGCTCCAACTGTGTTAGTAACCCCTTGTAATGTACCAACTTGTGATTGTGAAGTCGGTGCAAATCCAAATGGTGATTTACTTGTACCATACTTGTAATCAAGATAGAATACCAGTCCTGAAGGTAAGTTCATTGGCTGTACAGAAACAAATTCTTTCGAGGCGATCTGCGCAAATACTCTTCGTACTAACGGAAGTGCAACACCTGTCCACTGCTCAAATCCAGAGTTACCTGTACCGGCTGATGTAGAGGATCCCTCTTTAATTATTTGCTTTGCTTGTTGTTCAAGCATCGTTGCAACAGTAGCTTTGTACTGTGTGCTGAGTCCCTCAAGGAGACCCGTCTTACCCCACTTATTAATGAGGGGCTTAATTTCTTCAGCTCTATTAGAGCCTTCCATGTTTTCGAATAGGTTCATATTTGTTTTTATGATTTTATAATTCCTGCTAATGTTTTAAATCGGTTTGCTTGTTCGTTGCCTTCAGTGATAACTCGGGTCTTCTTAACAGGAGCAGAAGCAAAGTTTTCCATTACGGCTTTTTTAGATTTTGTAGGAGTTGTAAATGACTCAGACAAAGTTGCGTAGATAAGTTTAGCTTCACGGACATTTCTTGCACGATCAAAAGTTTCGATAATCTTAACTTTTTGACCTTCTGAAAGACCACTTTTTCTAAATAATCGGTTAACATAAAGTAACTTAGCGTTAAGCAAATTAACTTCAGATAATTTTTCGCGAAGAAACTTAACAGCTGTGTAAGCTTCATTAAGTTCTGCTTTCATCTTGTTCATTTTTTTACGCTCATCCATCGGATCAGGCTTTGAATGATCTTCTTCGTCAGTGTCTGCAGGTTGATCATCAGTCATGCCATAGTCATCATCTTCTTTTAGTGAAGTAATAAGTTCGTCTAGATTGATTTCTTCATCCATGTCTTCATCAGGCTCATCGCCAATGTACTCACCACCTTTGTACTGATGGTTCTCTTCACCTTCACTGTCCATGTCTACTGAATCGTCCTCAGTACCATCTTCTTCTTCTTCTAACTGGCGTAAGATTTCTTCAAGGTCGTCATCAGAGTCTTCTTCGTCTTCTCCGTCCAGGTTATCATCAGATGAAAAGTCTGTGTCGTCTTCAGCTGGTTCATCACCACCCATGTCGTCATCACTTCCATAATCTTCGTCACCTCCAAAGTCATCATCTTTTTCTGATAGCCCTGCAAGTTCTCTCATTCTCATGCTTTCGTCGTCCATTGAATCGTCGTTGTTCCTAGGCTCTTCTTCCATTTCCTCTCTAATTTTATTAGAAAGCATGGATTGTAGCTTTGGAGCAAACGCCTCTTCAAGAGCTAACTTGGCTTGAGCAAGTGCTGTTTCACGCACTGCTTTTGCATCCGCAATAGCGTCTTTAAGTAATTTGTTCATTATAATTTTTTTTTTGATTTCTGCGACTATTTGAGCCACAATAGCTTAGTGTAAAAGAACGCTATATTACGAATAGCGTATTCGTCTATAAATATAGACAATTTAATAAAAAGAGATTATTTTACTAAAAATATTTATAAAATATCGTCAAAGTTTACAAAAATAGTTTGTTGGTCGGGTAATGTGACCGTTAAACCATATTTTGAGATATTTGTTACTGCACCTCTATTACCTTTAAAGGTACTGTCATTGTACTTTCTAACTCTTGATGGATTAAAAGATATGCTTAAGGACTGTCCTTCTTCCCCTGTTTTTGCTTCTGTATCTTTTTCATCAGCTTGATCAGCTCCATCTTCTGAATCTGTCGTATCTGCATCATCGCCTGCATCATCAGCAGCTACAAATGGGTTTTCGTCAGCTGGCTTTTCATCCTTTTTCTTTTCAGCCTCTCTGATGTTGAGTGGCATAAGTGATATCAGTTTCATTTTTATATGCCTTTTTGTGCGTCAGCTACATCTTTATCTGCTTTCTTTTTTTCTAAGTCAGCAAGTTTTTTTGTAGCATCAAGCTTTGCTTTCTTTGCTACCACAACATCTGTGTTCACATCTTCGCTAAGCGATCTTTTAATCTCCCTGCGAATTAATGCTCTTAGTTCGTTTATTTTAGAGTTCATAGTATCTACCTAATGTATGTCCGATTTCTTCATAAATTGATTCAAGTCTTTGTTGTAATTTAGAGATCTCTGACACTGATTTGTTAAACTCCTTAACATTACCTTTCAGGCCTCTCATGTTCTTTTTAACAGTTACTTCATCAAACCAATCTTCAGTTTCTTGTAAAGTGATTTGCTCTGCTCTTACAGCGAGATTGGAGATTGCTTCTGCAACCTTTTTAAGACCTTCAGTTCTATAAATAACCGATCCATATTCGTTAAACTTTTTTACTTCCTCTAAAAAGGATGCTTTCTCGTCTAGTGAATGCTTCTTGGTTCCGAAGTTTTCATCAAGTATGTTTTTTAGTTTCATATTATCTTGCTTGTTTAATCTTGTTATAAAGTCCTTCTAATGATTCTAATGCATCAACAAGATCCTCACTTAAAGGACCTACTGTTTCAATTTTATCATTTAATACCTGTAAAGTTCTGATTGCTTGATTTAGATCTTGTGTAAAAGGTTTCATGTATTTAAAGTCTACTGCATACTCAGCTTCTGTGATTTCACTCTTAGCTTTGTAGTTATTATCTATATAGTCAAAAAATTCTTTCTTTTTAGTTGGATCATTTAGTTCGGCTGGAGTGTTTATATTGAATTTCTTCATTGCCATTTGAAAGAATTTTTGATACTCTGTGTCTTCTTTAAGACGCTTCACCATCATTTTAGTTTTATTCATCTTGGCTTCTCTTATTCCCCCTGATGTTAGTTGATGTTGCATCTGCTCAGCCATTCCAACTTTTTCTAGAATGTATTGCATTGTTTCACCATCAACATCGACTTCTTGTAATGCTCTGATTACCATCTCAACTTTTGACTTTACCATTGGGTCAGACATAAGTTGTGTATTTTCTTTGATTAC